ATGCTCGTGGATGAACTCAAAAAGTGCGGCGAAACCTTGGTACGTATTTCCGAAGAACTGGCTGATTTGTTCAGCAGTGGAAAGGACGCAATGCAGCCTGTAAAAAAGACTGCTGTTAAGAAGAAAACCAACGAGGAGCCAAAAGCTGAAGTGCCGGAAGAAAAAGCACTCACGTTGGAAGATGTCAGAGCCGTGTGTGCGGATAAATCCCACAAAGGCTATACGGCAGAAGTCAAAGCAATCCTTACAAAGCATGGTGCAGAAAAGCTGTCCGGGATAAATCCAGCAGAATATAAGGCACTGCTTGCTGAAGTGGAGGTACTTGGGAATGCCCAATAAACAGAAGGTGAATTGCACCAACGAGGCAAGAGAGGCTGGACTGGGCCACGCAGTATTATCAGCATCCTCCAGTCACAGGTGGCTGGAATGCCCGCCCTCGGCTCTGCTCTGTTCAAAGGCAGGAGATACAGCCAGTGAGTTTGCTATGCAGGGCACCAATGCTCACAGCCTTTGCGAACATAAACTGAAAACCGCACTGGGTCAGAAGTCGAAAGACCCTACGGAGAATTTGCAGTATTTCGATGAGGAAATGGCAGACTGCTCCGATATGTATGCCCAGTATGTGATGGAGCAGCTTGCGGCGGCGAAGGAAGAATGCAAAGACCCCATTGTTCTAATTGAACAGCATCTTGATTTTTCCAGATGGGTGCCGGAGGGATTTGGTACCGGGGACTGTGTCATCGTATCAGATGAAACCCTTGCCGTAATTGATTTCAAATACGGTGTCGGAATCTTAGTAGAAGCCGAAAAGAATCCGCAGATGATGTGCTATGCGCTGGGAGCCTTACAGCTGTTTGACGGTATCTATGATATTGATTCGGTGACCATGACTATCTTCCAGCCAAGGCGGGATAGTATCAGCACATACACTATTTCTAAGGAAGAACTTCTGAAATGGGCAGATGAAGTGCTTAGTCCCACAGCACAGCTGGCGGCAAAGGGAGAGGGCGAATACAAAGCCGGAGACCACTGCCGGTTCTGCAAGGTAAAAGCCACCTGCCGTAAGAGAGCCGAATACAACCTTGAACTTGCATGTTACGATTTTGAAATGCCTTCCACACTTGAAGATGATGAGATAGAGGCCATTCTTGGAAAAGTCGATACGTTGGTATCTTGGGCAGGTGATATCAAAGAATACGCTCTGCAGCAGGCAGTCAGCGGCAAGGAGTGGAAGGACTGGAAGATTGTCGAAGGGCGCTCCAACAGGAAATATGTCAATGAAACCGCTGTGGCAGATACGGTTAAGGATGCCGGATACGACCCGTATGAACATAAGGTTCTGGGTGTTACGGCAATGACCAAACTGCTCGGCAAGACAAGATTTGAAGAACTGCTCGACCGGTTTATTGAAAAGCCGCAGGGCAAGCCAACCTTAGTACCTATGTCGGACAAGCGTCCGGCAATGAATACAGCAACAAACGATTTTAAGGAGGAGAAATAATATGTCAAAGAATTATATCACCCCAACCAAAGTTATCACTGGATTAAACACTCGCTGGTCTTACGCAAATGTATGGGAAGCAAAATCCATTAACGGCGGCACACCGAAATTCAGCGTGAGCCTTATTATTCCTAAGGACGATACAGTAACCGTCAATAAAATTAAAGCGGCTATTCAATCTGCTTATGAGGAGGGTCAATCTAAGCTTAAGGGAAGTGGCAAAACCGTGCCTGCTCTTTCCGTACTTAAGACACCGCTTCGTGACGGCGATCTTGAACGACCTGATGATGAAGCCTATGCAGGGTGCTACTTCATCAATGCCAACAGTGCATCTGCTCCGGGCATCGTAGATGCAGACCGTCAGCCTGTCATAGACCGCAGCGAGGTATACAGCGGTGTATATGGCCGTGCCAGCATCAACTTCTATGCCTTCAACTCCAACGGCAATAAGGGTATTGCCTGCGGTCTGAACAACCTCCAGAAGATAAAGGACGGTGAGCCGCTTGGCGGAAAGAGCCGTGCTGAGGATGATTTTGCGACCAGTGATGATGAAGATTTTTTAGCGTAGGAGGGATGAAAGATGTTCAGTTATGAATTTCAAAAGCAGTTAGTCGTTTCGGCAGGAGCAATTTTCATCTATGTAATTGCTGTCTATACTATTTTGGACTGTGCCAATATGGTTATCAAAGAAATTTACAAATTAGGAAAAAACGCAATTGCTAAGTTGAAGGAAAAAGGCTATTTAAAATAATACACGGGCGGTAGAGGGAAACCTTTACCGCTTAAATTTTCATAGGATGGTGATGAAATGAAATATATAAGTATTGATATAGAAACGTATTCAGATGTTGATTTACAGAAATGCGGCGTATACCGTTACACGCAGTCAGCCAAATTTGAAATTCTGTTGTTTGGATATGCCGTTGATGGCGGTGCGGTTCAGGTGACAGACCTTGCTCGCGGCGATAAAGTCCCTATCGAAATTGTTAGGGCGCTGACAGATGACAGCGTGACAAAATGGGCATTTAACAGTTCGTTCGAAAGGGTCTGTCTTTCGGTATGGTTGCAAAGAAACTATCCGCAGTACTTCAGAAGTTACAGCATCAATGAAGACACAGTAAGAGATTACCTTGACCCGGCTGCATGGAAATGCTCCATGGTTTGGTCGGCATATATGGGATTGCCGTTATCTCTTGCTGGTGTCGGCATGGTACTTGGACTGGAAGAACAGAAACTGAAGGAAGGCAAAGACCTCATCCGTTATTTCTGTGTTTCCTGCAAGCCTACCAAGGTCAACGGTGGCAGAACACGCAATCTGCCGGAGCATGATATGGAGAAATGGAATCTGTTCAAGTTCTATAACAAGCGGGATGTCGAGGTTGAGATGTCTATACAGGACAGGCTGAAAAAATATCCTGTACCAGACTTTGTTTGGGACGAATACCACCTAGACCAGGAAATCAATGACCGCGGCATTGCCCTTGATATGGATGTGGTGGAGAATGCCCTTGCTTTTGATGCAAAGTCCAAAGCAGAGCTGGCAGATAAAATGCAGAAACTGACTGACCTTGATAACCCCAACTCTGTGGTGCAGATGAAACAGTGGCTTGCAGATAACGGTCTGGAGATGGACAGCCTTGGCAAAAAGGAAGTAGCACAGGCGGTTAAAACCGCTCCGAAGGAACTGGCGGAGGTTCTGCATCTGCGGCAGCAGTTATCCAAGTCCTCCGTAAAAAAGTATCAGGCAATGCAGAATGCGGTCTGTGAGGACGGCAGAGCTAGAGGGATGTTTCAATTTTACGGTGCCAACCGCTCTGGGCGCTGGGCAGGTAGAATGATACAGCTTCAGAATCTGCCTCAGAACCATATGCCTGATTTAAAGCAGGCTCGTGGTCTTGTGGAGTCCGGCAATTATGATGCGATAGTACTTTTGTATGATGATATCCCGGATACGCTGTCCCAGCTTATCCGGACAGCCTTTGTGCCAAGAGCTGGGATGAAATTTGTGGTAGCGGACTTCTCTGCCATTGAAGCAAGGGTGCTTTCGTATTTGGCAAAGGAAAGCTGGCGAAGCGAGGTCTTTAAAAATAACGGGGACATTTATTGTGCTTCGGCATCTGCCATGTTCGGTGTGCCTGTGGAAAAGCATGGCGAGAATGGACATCTCCGTCAGAAGGGAAAAATCGCAGAATTGGCACTTGGATATGGTGGCTCGGTCGGTGCATTGAAAGCAATGGGTGCGTTGGATATGGGACTTGAGGAGGAAGAACTCCAGCCGCTTGTGGATTCGTGGAGGTCAGCCAATCTCAACATTGTGCGTTTCTGGTGGGATGTTGACAGATGCGTAAAGGATACGGTCAAGAACAGAGTAACCACAGAAACACACGGCATCCGCTTTTTCTGCCAGAGCGGTATGCTGTTCATTCAGCTGCCAAGCGGCAGACGGCTTTCCTATGTGAAGCCGCATATGGGAGAGAACCGTTTCGGCGGCGAGGCAGTGACCTATGAAGGTGTAGGCAGTACGAAGAAATGGGAACGCATCGAAAGCTACGGTCCCAAGTTCGTAGAAAATATCGTGCAGGCAATCAGCCGTGACATTCTTGCCTATGCCATGCGCACCTTATCTCATTGTTTTATCTGCGGTCATGTTCATGATGAACTGATTATTGAGTGCAGCATGGGAGTCACCATTGATGCCGTGTGCGAGCAGATGGGAAGGACCCCGCCTTGGATTTCAGGACTTCTGCTCCGGGCAGATGGGTACGAATGCAGCTTCTATAAAAAAGATTAGAAATCGTCAGATTGCACTTCTTGCCAAGGCTATAAGGTAGGAGGTGCTTTTCTAATGAATGATGAGAATAAAACAGTAACGAAAATTACAGAGCCGGACAGTTTACCTGTCCTTATGAAATCACGCATGACGGAGGAACAGCTGTGCGGTGATTATAAATATTGTATGGCACAGAAAATGACAAAAGCATTGCTTGATAAGGGCCTGATTTCTGTGGATGAATTCAACAAAATCAGCGAAAGAAACCGCCAAGCTTTCTCTCCATATTTAGCTGAAATTATACCATAAAAGACTTGATATATATCGATTAGTACGGGAATATGTCCATACCGAAAGCGAGGTGAGTTGATGAAAAGGATAACAAAAATTGAAGAAAATAATGCCTTATCGGTTAAGACGAAAACCCGTGTTGCTGCCTATTGCAGAGTGTCCACGGCAAGCGATGAACAGCTTATCAGCCTTGATACGCAGAAAGCACATTATGAGGATTATATCAAATCCAATAGCGAGTGGGAGTACGCAGGGGTATTTTTTGATGAAGGTATTACTGGCACCAAAAAGGAGTGTCGTGACGGTCTGAATTCCCTGATTGATTCCTGCGAAAAAGGTCTTGTGGACTTGGTCATTACAAAGTCCATCAGCCGATTCAGCAGAAATACAACAGACTGTTTGGAACTGGTAAGAAAGCTGATGGCGCTAAATGTGACCGTGATTTTCGAGAAAGAAAATATTAACACGGATACGATGGAAAGTGAATTGATGCTTTTCATATTAAGCAGTCTTGCGGAAAGCGAGTCGGTGTCCATTTCTGAAAACAATAAATGGTCAATACAAAAACGCTTTCAGAATGGCACCTACATTATTTCTTATCCGCCTTATGGTTATGAAAATGCCGGGGGAGAAATGATTGTTGTGCCGGAGCAGGCAGAGGTTGTCAAAAAGATATTTGAAGATACGCTTGCCGGGAAAAGTACCCATGCCGTTGCAAAGGAACTGAATGACAGCGGTGTGAGAAGCAAGAAAGGCGGAAAATGGACTCCCGGAGCCATCAATGCGATTATTCGCAATGAGAAGTTTACGGGAGATGTTATTTTTCAAAAGACCTACACCGACAGTCAGTTTAGCCGCCACACCAATGATGGCGAGTTAAATCAATATCTGTGTGAAAATCATCATGAGCCGATTGTAAGCCATGAGATTTTTGACAAGGCAAATGAGGTCCTGAATCAGCGTGGCAAGGAAAAAGGCAATGGAGAGCGAACCGAACGCTATCAGAATCGTTATGGCTTCTCAGGCAGAATCAAATGCGGAGAGTGCGGCGGAGTCTTTAAGCGAAGAATCCACTATAAGCCGAGCGGGAGTTACATTGCTTGGTGCTGCACTCATCATATCGAGGACAGGCACTCTTGCTCCATGAAGTACATTACTGATGATGGGATAAAGACAGCTTTCCTTACTATGATGAATAAACTCATATTTGCCCATCAGAGTATATTAAAGCCACTGCTTTACAGCCTGCAGGGGTTTGACGATAAGAACAGGCTCCTGCAAATACAGGAATATGAAACCAAGCTGGAAAAGAATATGGAAGAAAGACAGGTTCTGACCAGTGTAATGGCAAGCGGACTGTTAGAGCCAGCACTTTTTAGCAAGAAGATTACGGCTTTGACTTTGGAAGAGAAACGCTTGCAGGAAGAAAAGAAACACATGATAAACACGGTCAGTGGTGACAGGACAAAGATTGAAGCATTGGAGAAACTGATGAAATTTGCACTCGGCAGCGGGATGCTGACGGAATACTCAGATGAGATATTCCTTTCCCATGCGGAAGGGGCTATCGTGTTTTCAAGAAAAGAAATCGTATTTGAATTGAAGTGCGGACTGAAATTAAAGGAAAGGCTGGTGGGATAATGGCACACATACCCTATGGATATAAGATTGTAAATGGTAAAGCAGAGGTTGATGAAGAACAGGCAGAAGGGGTCAGAAAGCTGTTTGATGGCTATATTGCAGGGCTTGGATTAAAGCCTGCGGCAGAGAATGCAGGTCTTGAGATTTTTCATGGCAGTGCAGGCAGAATGCTTCGAAACACGCATTACCTTGGCGATGAATATTATCCTGCCATCATCGACAGAGAGCGTTATGACAAGGCGGAAGAAATTAGAATGTCGAGGGCATCTTCCTTGGGCAGGGTCAGAGAATTGCAGGCTGCACCAAAGCCAGTGGCGGATACAAGGTTTACCCTGTCCCCTGTTGAGAGAAAATTTGCAGATCCATTTGAACAGGCAGAATATGCCTACAGCTTAATTGAAAGTGAGGTGACGATACATGAATAAGAGTATCACAGTTATCCCGGCACGAAAGCGTGTGGGAAATACCGTAAATAAAGAAGTAAAGCCGAAACTCAGAGTCGCAGCGTACTGCCGAGTTAGTACAGACAGCGATGAGCAGGCTACCAGTTATGATGCACAGGTAGAACATTATTCTAATTTCATACAGAAAAATGAGGAATGGGAGTTTGCCGGGATATTCGCTGACGATGGCATCTCCGGCACCAATACCAAAAATCGTGAAGAATTCAACCGTATGATTGAAGAGTGTATGACGGGCAGTATTGATATGATAATTACAAAGTCCATCAGCCGATTTGCCCGTAACACCTTGGACTGCCTTCGCTACATAAGACAGTTAAAGGAAAAGAACATCCCCGTGTTTTTTGAGAAAGAAAACATCAACACAATGGATTCTAAGGGAGAGGTGCTGCTGACCATTATGGCAAGCCTTGCACAGCAGGAATCGGAGTCCTTAAGCAAAAATGTGAAGATGGGGATGCAGTTTCGATTTCAGAAGGGAGAGGTGCAGGTCAACCATAATCGCTTTATGGGATATACCAAGGACGAAGATGGACACCTTATCATTGAGCCTGCCGAGGCAGAAATCGTCAAACGAATTTACCGAGAGTACCTGCAGGGGGCAAGCCTAAAACAAATCGGAGACGGCTTGATGGCGGATGGCATTCTAACGGGTGCAGGAAAACCAAAGTGGCGTCCTGAATCTGTGAAGAAAATTCTGAAAAACGAGAAGTACATCGGTGATGCTCTTCTGCAAAAGACCTATACCGTGGATGTCCTTACCAAAAAGCGAGTGAAGAATAACGGCATCGTTCCGCAATATTATGTAGAGAACAGCCACGAAGCGATTATCCCCCGTGACCTTTATATGCAGGTGCAGGAAGAAATGCTCAGAAGATCCAATCTTCACAGCGGTGCGAACCGAAAGAAACGAGTCTACAGTAGCAAATACGCACTTTCCAGTATTTTGTATTGTTCGAAATGTGGAGATATTTATCGAAGGATTGCTTGGAACAATCATGGAAAACGCTCCATGGTATGGCGATGTGTAAACCGTGTAGAGCATGGCCCCGACTGCTGCGATGCACCAACCGTGAAGGAAGAAGAATTACAGAATGATGTAGTAAAGGCAATCAACATGGCTCTTGGTGGTAAAGATGATATGATTGCCGCCTTAGAAGAAAATATAGCGATGGTGCTTGCTTTGGAAGATGAGACTTCGATGGAAAGCATCGATGCCAAGCTGGAAGAGTTGCAGCAGGAGCTTCTGAAACGAGCCAATGCAGGACAGGATTACGATGACCTTGCCGATGAGATAGACAGCCTGCGTGAGAAGAAGCAAGAGGTCATGGCGGACAATGCCGAGCGAGAAGGACAGAAACAGCGAATTGTGGAAATGCAGCAGTTCCTTGCTGGGCAGACGGAGCAGATTGAAGAATATGATGAAAGCATGATCAGAAGAATGGTGGAGAAGATAACGGTTTATGAGGATAAATTCACGGTTGAATTTAAGTCTGGGACGAGTGTGGATGTGGAAAGATGAGATAATACTGCCAGACAGCCCCTTACAGAAAATGTAGGGGGTATATGTATATTTTATAAAAATCAGATATTTAAAACGATGAGTTTTTTGTCTAAACATACAAAATACACATTTACGCATTGACAACTGTGAATGTGAATAATATAATTGGGTCAGTTGTAAATAAGGAGTGTGATGAACA